TTGTACTGCTGACTCCTCTTGTATTTGAGGTCTTGACATGATCCAATCAGTAATTCTATTAAACTTTGATATGCCAATGACCCTATCACTTGGTATTACACCTATCCATGCTTTACCAAATATAGGCACAAAATGATGACTACAAGCTGATCTAATAGTAATAGGTCCTATTGTATAAAGTTCATCTAAATTTTTTGCATTTGGAAAATCTGTAATTTTAGGCATAGGATAATACCTGCCTTTAAAAATCTCATCAACATACATCTTAGCAACTCGTCTTGCTGTGTCCTGTGTGTTATGGTCATTTTCATAATCTATAACTAAAGCATCTAACACACCTAGCATTGCTGTATTTACATTTTCTCTTATGATTCTTAAGTCATTTTCTGTAATATGTTCAGATATATTGTCATTTGCTTTATAATTGATATTTTGTTGTTTTAACTTGTCTTTTAATGTTTTGCTGTAACTTTGCATAAAATTTCCTTTTTAAATGAGTTGCAAGGGGTGGAAAGTAACCCTTCGCCTATGTTTACACCTCTACTTTTGAGACATTTGTTCCTCTACTGCTCTAACTATCAATGGGTCATCAAGTCCTGCTTGTTCAAAACCATATGCCCTTAAAACACAAGAGTGGCATTTACCACAAGGAGGATAAACTCCTGAGTAACAAGTATGACTATGAGCAAGAGCATCCATACATTCATTAACTCCAAACATTGCCAATCCATTTACTAATTCAATAGATTCTGCTTTTGTCATATTAATTAAAGGTGTAACAATTTTAAAGTTTTCAATTCCAAGAGCTTCATTTATTGTTTTTTCTTGGCTTTTTATAAATGATTCTCTGCAATCTGGATAATTTGCATTGTCTTGTTGGCAAACACCTGTAACCAAAGTATAGCAATCAATATGTAAAGCATAGTTTGCTGCTAATGTTATAAAGAAAGCATTTCTCATAGGAACAAAAGTTAATTCAACTCTATCTCCAATAATTTTATCCATATCTTCATAATTATCATAAGTTTCTAATTTTGCTGTTTCATCAGTCAAAGGACTTCTTGATTTAAGAATGTTAGGAACTTTAACTACATAATGTAAAACATTTGCCATCTCTGCAATTTTTATTGCTGCATCAATTTCAATGCTATGTTTTTGTCCATAATCAAATGTTATGGCTGAAACTTCCTCATAATTTTCTTTTGCCCAATATAAACAAGTTGTTGAATCTTGCCCCCCAGACAATATTACCATTGCTTTTTTCATTTACTTTTCCAATCTTGCAGTTGGTATAATACTTATCCCTCCTCTTGGCATAAAGTCACCATGAACTTCAATCCAATGAGGTTGCATTAAATCAAACAAATCTTTTGCCATAGTATTTACACAATCTTCATGGAATGAACCATGCTGTCTAAAACCAAACAAATATAATTTTAATGATTTACTCTCTACTAATAATTTATCAGGACAATAATTTATTATAATTGTAGCAAAATCAGGTTGTCCTGTTTTTGGGCATATATGTGTAAATTCTGGACAGTTTAATTTTACTTCATATTTATTTTCTGGAAATCTATTATCAAATGTTTCAAGAATAGCTGGGTTATAATCAGCAGAGTAGTCAGTAGTATTTGCACCCAATAAGGTTAGGTTTTTAGTATCACTCATTTTATTTCCTTTATACTAAGTTGTTGTTAATTAATAGTTTACGACTATGCAGTAAAGATTCTATCTGTGAATGATTGCCACAAGCAAGATAAACTTTTGTGCCTAGATTCTTTTCAATGTCCATAGCTCTTTTAAGATGGCTAGTATTATTTATATAAGATGCAAGTCCTTTATGCTCATCTTGTTTTTGAAAAACTGCATTACTCCCACCTGTCCATGCTTCTTTTTTAGCTAACTTTAAAATTGTTTTATGATCAAAACCTAATTTTTTTAATAAATTTATTCTTTTTGGAGTTGGCTGTTCAACCCAATCTTTTCTCTGTGTGCTATCAAATGTACCATGCCCTTGATATAAATCTAATCTGCCAAACCTTTGACCATTATTCCATGTGCTGCTGTCAACTGATTCTGGCTTATAGTGCTTTATAAATTCAGTATTATTAAATCCTAACCAATGTGACTTTCTTTTTTTATTTTGATTATGAAACCATCTTATATAATTTGTATTCTTACCACCTATAACAATTCCACCAAACATTATATAGTTAGTTTTTTCATAAAATTCTTCTAACCTTTCAACACTATCTCCTCTTGTAAAGACAGGCATAATGTCATCAAATCCCATCTCAAGCATTTTTTGATAATTAATATATGTACCTTCAGGATTTCCAAATACATCCATTTGTACTGCATGGTATTCCCAATGATTAGGCAATGCTTTTAAAAATGTACAATAATCATCAAAACTTATTTCTTTATTAAGATTCCAAGCTGTAAATGCACCAGAATCTATAATTAATCTAAAATCATTAGGATCGGTATTATCTAATAATTTTTGTATTTGTTTGCTAAAATAAGGAAAAGCAACCAATATATTTGCTTTAGGTAACTTCAACATCATCATATCCTAGTGATTGGACAGCATTAGAAACTGCTTCATAAACTTCTTGTTTCTGTTCATTAGTACATTTAACTACAATTTTTTCTAAATCTACAGAATCAATAGGATCAATATTTTCCATTTTATCATGATTACTATCCCAACCATCATTAATGTATTTTAATTCACCTTCATCAAATCCTGTAACAAATAATAATTCATCAGGTATTTCTTCAAATTCAATTTTTAATAATTCATAATCCCATGTAGCATTTTGATTGACTCTGTTGTCAGCTATTCTATAGGCTTTAATTTGAGCATCAGTCAGTTTATCTGCAATTACTATAGGAATAGACTTTAAATTCAATTGCCTTGCTGCTAAGTGCCTTGTGTGCCCAACAATGATTACTTTTTCTTTGTCCACTACTATAGGTTGTTGAAATCCAAACTCTTTTATTGATGCTGCCACACTATCAACAGCAAGAGCATTATTTCTTGGGTTTCTTGCATATGGTGTAATAGAATCTATATCAACTTGAATTGCCTTCATTGCCTTCTCCTATGCTAAACTCACAATATCATACTATAAGTTTTTATCAAATGTTTCTTCATAAACTCGTCTAACTGCATCAAAACTAAAAAAACATTCTCCTATATGTCCATACACACCTTGTTCTCTTATTTTTCTTGTTATAATTCTTGTGGTATCATCTTCAAAATCTCTATGAACTACTATTGCTGCATCACTCATGTTTGCCCAATGAGCAGAGCCACTAACTTGATAAAGGTCTGGTGGGGGAATCATGCCACTATCATTTCTATATAATTTATGTGGGTGAGCAACCATCCAAACAACTAATTGATGATTTCTAGCAAATTGTTGGCACTTAGCAATTATATCTCTAATATGCTCATCTTCTCTTTTGGCATAATCTCTATCAGGGCTTATCTGATTAAATGGATCAATAACTAAACCTTTAATGCCAAACCTTTGTTTTGCTAATTTTGCTTTTGTGAGTATAAAATCAATGTTTGGTATTTCTTCTGTGTTTTCAATAAATCTAAAATGATTATCTAAAAAATCAATTCCATCATTTAATTCTGATTGTGATATTCTAGCATTAAGACCTAAATCAAATGGCTTTCTACATCTTTTTTCTAATAATCTTCTAATGTGATTAGGTGTAGAATGCTCAGGACTAAAAACTGCAAAGTTCCAATTTTCATTTTCTGCTAAGTTTAAAAGTATCTGATCTAAAAAATTACTCTTACCATGATTGGGTATGCCTGTTATTAAATTAAATGTGCTGGGCATTATTTTATATATTTTATCTAACTCTTTAAAGCCTGTTGAAAATGCTTTCTGTTCATTCCCATCATAAATATTTTGTACACTATCATGATACTCTTTAACCCCATGTAACCCTTGGACAGGAAATTCTTCTGCATATTGTATACATTCTTGCAAAACTGTAATACCATCGTGCATAAGGCATTCATTAGAGTCTTTACATTGTATGCCATCCATATTAGGGAAATTGACAACTTTACAAATGTCTTTACCAAATCTATGAATAATCTCCAACCTCAAAGCCTTGCCATTTTCATCAGCATCTGTAGCTACAATTACT